ATGGCGTACTACCATCTCTAGCCTCGTTTAATCCGGTTACATCTCTTATCATTTGTAGATAATAATTATAATTACCTATAAGAGCTTGCATTTTATTACCACCAGAACCAGATGTTATTTCTTGAATAGGTACTTTACCTGGATTCATATCACCGTCTTGTGTAAATGATCTACCAATAACAGAACCTGTCTGGAAGAACATGTTTAAAGCTTCTTGCGGATTATAATTGGTACCATTACCTAAATCTATTTCAGCAAGTCCATCTGCATCTAAATAAACACCATCTGGTACCATTCTTGACAATACTTGTTGTAATTTTAAATGCGTTAACTGAATCATATCAGCAAAACCAGTTATTCTACTTACAAGTGATTCTATACGTCCTTCATAGATTCTAGGTGCTACAATAGAATAGTTCATTTTAACTTTAGTAAAATCACTTTTAGGACGTAACATGTTTTTTGCCATTTCCCATTTAAGTAATTTATTTGTTCCTAGAATCAAAGCGCCTTCGTATAATGTTTCTATAGATCTTAATAATTTAGAATAACCACCTTCCATATCTTCTGGTGGACTAAATTGATCATCTTTAGGTATAACTTTATCAGCACCAGTACCAGTTTCTTTTATTTTATAAACTTCATTCATGTAAGTTTTATAATTAAAATATAGTACTTCTACTTTATTATTATCTTGATCTATATTACGACTATTATAACTACTAGCAGCGGTTGAACTATTTTGTTTTATCTCTTCTAAATCTTCATGTGTTAAATGTGGAAATTGTTTTGCTAGTTCATTAATAGGTATATGTTTTACTTCTCCAACATAGTATATATCGTCAAAATAAGGAGATTCAGTGTAAGAGTAAACCAAATCAGCTGGATCAACATAGTCTATAGTTACACCTTCAGATGTATTAAATGATGTTTTAACAGCACCAATACCACAAACAGTAAGATCATAATAAAATCTTTTCTTTGTTAATTCATATTTATTACCTTCAAATAAAACTTTTAAAGCTTGTTCTTCCGCTAACTCTACAGTTTGTTTATAACTTAGAGCCATGTGTAAGTCTAATTCTTCTTGAGAATCTGGTAACGTTTCTTTTTCATTTTCATAAAGATTTATATTAAAATTACTTAATGCAAATTCGTTAAAATCTTTAGTAGCCATGTCTTTCATTATAGATTCCATATATTCGGTTCTCTTACTAACACCAAATGGATCTTGAGAATAAGCTTTTATATCATACATTCTTTCAGCTATACCATTAACAACTATATCTACAAATTTAGGTATAATTGGAACTGGTTTCCAGTCTAAATTTAAATAGGACAAATCACCGTTTATAGACAACTCATCCTTATATTTTTGTATAGATTGTTCGCCTCTAGCATACAATCTTAAATTATGAAAATTATTTTTATTATTTTTATATCTATTTCCTCTTACGTGGTTTTTATCATAAAACCACTCTTGTTCAATAGCTTTAGCTACTTTTAAACCATAGTCATAACTCAACTTTTCAGCATCACTTACAACTTGACTAGGAAAATATTTATTCGCAATAGAATCCGCCATATTTATTCTTTAATTATTTTAGACATATTACCACTGTTTTTATATTTAGAAATATGTATATTTAATTTTGGTTTTTCAATTTTTACATTTGGTGCGTATAAATGTCTATTACAACCCATTATAGCTAAACCGCTACTTATTGTTGCATCAAACTTTGTTCTTTTATTTATATCAAATCTACTCCAATCATTTAGTAAAGTATTAAAATATAAATTTCCAAATGTTCCATCTTGTTTCATGCCTACGTGGTCTTGTATATACATTTCGATTGCTGCAGCATGAGCTTGTTTTATGTCTTCGCTTGAGTTTGGTATACCACCAACTTCTTTTTCAGCTGTAGATAATTTATTCCAAACTTTATCTGGTCTATTCATACTAAACCCTCTATATCCTCTTCTTCTTAAATAGTATAATAATCTAGGTTTATTATTTTCTGCAAGTATTGGCATTCCATAAAATACTAACGCCATTAAAACATCTTCAAAAAATATCTCAGCCGTAGGTGGTCTTGATAAGTATTCTAAAAAGAAGCTATTTGCAGGAGCGTCCTCCATGCTGAACTTTGTTAGTCCGTGGAGAGCTCCTTTAGAACCTTCACCATCTACGGTCCCTGATATATCATAAGAGTCGCAACCAAAGGCCCCCATATGTTCATTACCAGGATATTTTATACCATTTTTTAGTATAACTCTATTTTGCAACGCTTGTTTAGGAACCCAACTTATTTTAAATCTTCCTTTTGGATCTGGATAAAATATTACTTGTGAATCTTTTACACCATTTACCCATTGAAAATTACCAGTCGTAATACCTAATGTTCTAGACATTTCTTCGTTATAATCTATTTGTTCATATATTTTAACTAGGTTAAATATACTATTTTTAGTTTCATCACGAAAAGCATGTTCTTCAGTTCTAGGAAATTGGCGATAAAATTCATTTAAAGCATCTTGATCATCTTTTAAACCATCAGCTTCGTTTTGCCAATTATCAATTACACCTATGTCTATTAATTCGCCATCTGGGGCGAGTACATCTGAGTCAGGAGTAGTAAATACTGGAAGTCCGTACTCGTCAATAAATCCTTCGTAGTTCCATTCCATTGGGATAAACAAAGAGTATAAACCAGATTTTGTCTGACCGTTTCTATTTCTTTTAGTGACATCGGATGCGTTATATAATTTTTTAAAATTGTCTCCACCTTTATCTAATGCGTTTGAAGTTGAGCCCATCATACATTTACCAACTATTCTACTACCTAATCGTAAACATGTTTTTGTAACTCTCCAGTTGTTTAAAATATTATCGGGTCTTTCCCACTTACCACTTTCATCATGTACTAATAGATTTAGTTTTTCACCATCGTAACTATTATCACCAGTATTTTTCCAATCTATAGTTGTATCTAAACCTTGTAAATCTTCTAACTGCTCATTGTTAGTTATTTTTTTTCTAGTAAACTTACTTGCTGGCACTCTATACGCTAATTCTGATTTAGGTCGATCCATACCATCTTGTATAGGTTTGAAAAAGAATGGGTAGTTTATACTTATCGGAACTACTTTGTCAGTAAACATTTTCTTAGCATCTGAACCTGTTTTAGATAGGATCCCATATCTACTATCACTTGCAAGAGTGGCTAAATTAACTGTTTCTGCACTCGACATAAAAGAAAATCCAGAACGACGATTTTTAAGGTAACACATACCATAACATCTTTTATCTGCTTTGCAAGCTTCCCAGAATATATAAAATAATCTATTTGCTTCTCTAAAATCTGGAGCCCCAACGTCTATCTTGCTCCATTGAAGATACATATAGTGAGTACCTGTTATGTATATTGGTTTACCATTATTGTTAAACCAAAAACCTTCGTCTCTACGTTTAAACTCTTCATCTATATAATCAAACCATTGATCTTTAGCTTCGTCTGGATAATTTCTCCAATCAAATATGTTTTTTAAACGAGTTAATTCTTTTGGTTGTTCTATTCTTGACCACTTATTCCCTTGCAGTTTATGTACTTGCATGGGCACAGATGGTAAAGCAATTTTAAGATTTTGGATTTCATATATTTCACCTATTTTACCTGTTTTAGATATAACAATAATATCGTGTTCTTTATTATATCCATACTTCCATTTTTTACCACGATTCATTCTAGTTATCGTAGTTTTTTTAATGGGTTCTATTGTTTTAACTAAATTTTGCTCGTACATTATTTAGATCTACCTTCTGCGAATCCTTTAAAGACTTTTTCCTCTCTCTTTTCAGGTGTTTTGCCCTTGAGTAAGTTTTCTTCTTCTTGAATTCTGTTAAGTATTTCAAATGCGTCAAATATAGCTAGTTTTTTAGTAGCTGCGGCATTTTTTAATCTATCTGCTGATACATCATCTTCTGTATTAGTAATAATCTTTTCTTCAGCAACTTTGATTAGCTCATTAACTGCTTTTCGCCCAGCTTGGATTATATTCTTCTTCGTCTCCTTGATATTCATATTTAATTGTAATAAAATTAGATAAAACTCGATACAGTCTTTCGTTATCAACAATAAACTCATACTCACTACTTGGTCTGAAACCAACTAGATCATTAATCTTAACAGTACCGTCTGAATATTTAACAACACCTTGTAAAGGTTTTTCAGATTCAATATTAAATTGATCTATTGTTTTTAAAGGTTTTACAAAACAATAACCTTTTGGAGCTACCCACTTGTTATTTCTTTTATATAAAAAAATTTGATCGTGATTTATAAAATAAGTAGATTCGTTAAAATAACTTCTACTATTTTTTTCAACACCTTTTACATTATGCCATCTACGAAACACGTTGTGATGTACTATAACTGTATCTCCTGGTTTTATATCTGTATCACCAATAATTGGGGTTGACATAACAATAGCTTCTCTATTTACATATTGATGATTAAAAATTTCAGTATTAAGTATTAACTCTGAATCTCCAACCTTTTTCTTATTATTATATCTTTTTCCTTTTGGCGTTACAACAAAGTTGTATACGCTTTTCATTAGTATTCTAAATTATATTCTACAGATACCGCCATGTTTTTGTTAAAGTCTTTCCAAGGTAACACATCTTTATTTTTTTTAATATAAACAGAAAACTTATCGTCTTCTTCTATTATATTACAAATAGTATGACCTCCGTATACTTCTTGCCCCACAGCATAATGCATGGCATCGTTTTTATAATCTTTACCTACACTAATCTTTCTTATCAGCTTTGCCATTTTCTATTGGATTATTTTGAGGAGCAGGATTTGGATAGCT